TTCGAGGATGTAACACCTCCTCACATCCAAGCATGGGACACTCAGAATGCGGAGATGGTAATACGAGGAGAGATCCAAAGTTACCTAATGAAAAAGTCCTACCGCTTCGAGGACCCCAAGACGCCCAATCAATTCCGAGTAGTGCATGTTCACCTCCTTGTGAATGGTGTATACGATCCCGATACGAAGGAGTTTCTATTCTTCCTCAGCCGGATCATGCAGGACGGGGAGGAGATCACACCACTCAAGTCATCCTTAGTTATCCCGTCGGTGTTGGGCGGGCTTACTATAGTTAAAAATATGTGGGGCATCCTCACCGTAGGAGGAGGCGCCCTTGCTGCCATAGTCTATGGATACCTAACCTTTATAGAAGGCCTTAACCCCAAATGAGTACTAACCCATATAATAACGCACACCAACTAGCCGTCAACCTCGGGTACTCAGGCCAAGCCTTTGGTGCTGGAGAGGCAGACAGCTGGCTACAAGCTAACCCCGCAGCTAAGGCACAGTACGATGCTGTGGTATCCCAACAGGGTGCTGGCTGGGAAGCTACCCCACTGTCTACTCCTAACACAGTAAACGAGTATCTAGCTAACCAGATCCAAAACCCAGTCCTACCTGTAGGTACAGAGATGGTACCCCAGACCATGCAAGTTCAACAAGGTGAGCTGGTTAATTACAACCCAATGGTAGCTCCTACTGCGGTGGCTGCACCTACTGCAATAGCCGCCCCCACTATGGTTCCTATGGCTGCCCCAACTAACGCCCTAGCCATTGACCCTAACACAGGTATGACCTACTTAAATCCTGCGGCTGGACAATACAACGCTGCACTTAGCACAGATGTAGGGACTACTGCTACAGCCCAAGCGGCTCAAGGTACAGTATCCGAGCTTGCTACAATGGTAGGTCAACTAACAAAACTGTATAACGATACTGATGGTAATGCTATTCCCGAGTGGGCACAAGGTGCTGCTCGTCTAGCTAATGATTCTATGGCTGCTCGTGGCCTACGCAACAGCTCTATTGGTATAGGGGCTATCACGGAAGCCATCCAACAGTCTGCTATTCAGATTGCAGCCCCTGATGCCCAGACGTATTTCCAAATGGATATGGCTAATTTAGCTAACCGTCAACAGACCTCACTGACTAACGCTCAGTTCCGACAACAGGCACTACTGACTGATCAAGCAGCCATCAATGCAGCTAAACAATTCAATGCCTCAAGCGGTCAACAGATCTCAATGTTCCAAGCCCAGCTTGTATCAGACATTACTACCCAGAATGCTAACCGCGTTGCTGGTATGGAACAATTCAATGTTGCTGAAGCTAATCGTATGGAACTGGCTGGAGCACAGATTGAAGTTCAAGCAGACATGTTTAATGAACAACAACGTGTGGCAGTAGAAAAGTTTAATACTACTACCAGCTTCCAACGGGAACAGTTCAATGCTAACATGCAAACTCAAATTGATCAAGCCAACGCCACTTGGCGTAGGAATATCAATACCGCTAACACAGCGTCTATTAACGCTACCAACCAATTGAATGTACAAAATGGATTTAACCTTAGCTCTTATAGCCTTAATGCACTATGGCAATCTCTTCGTGATGATGCACAGTGGTCTTTCAGTGCGTCTCAAACCGCGGAAGAACGTAACCTCCGGTTAGCTCTTGCAGCTACGGAGTTCGAATACAACACAAGTTTGAATAACCAGAACTTTCAGAACGCTGCTGAAGTAGCAGAGGGACGAGGGTACGCAGATTTACTGCACGACATACTCAACATGTTTGGAGATGACAGCTAATGTTCGATGACTTTTTTGGAGATATCGTAGACGTCTACAATGACGTAGATGATTTTTTTGTAGACCTAACTGACGGTGAAGGTATTATTGACATCGCTAAGAAAGGGGTATCACTACTAAGTAGTGGTGACTCTAGTAGTGGTGGTGGTGCCTCAGGTGGTGGTGTAATGTCCCCACAGACTAATTATATTGATGAGATGGATATTGATACAGCCTCAGGTACAATTAACGAAACCCAACGAGCCCATCAAAGCAACCAAGCTATCCGCGCTGCGGATGCTTCGGACGCTAATGCTGAATGGCTCCGTATTATTTACCAGATTTCACAGGGAGGCCCAACCAATGCCGCTTAAACCTAATGATGATCTAACCTTTGATCGTCCTATTCCGGGCCAGAGTCTAACTGCTGCACCGGGAAACCTACCATATGAACGCCCTCCTGAGTACACCACTGAGCACGAAGCTATGGGCTTTATTATGCAGCGTCTAACAGACAAGCACACAGCACCTACCATTGCTGTAGCCCTAGAGCAAGGTGTGTATGCCTCAGACATTACTAATAGCATATTGATGAAGAGCTTTGCAGATGGTAAGATAACCCCTGATGTGGCAGCCCTATCAGCTAAGAAGGCTCTTGCTATGGTTGTAGCCACGGGTATGTCCCAAGGTGTAGACCCTACGAAGATCAAGTATAAACGTCCTAGTAAGAAACAAGCAAAGCTAGGTAAACTGTTAAGTGAACACAAACAGTACCAAGCTGCAAAGGCCCCAGCTAAAGATAAGGCTCCTGAGCCCCCTGTCGAGCCTCAACCAAAAGTACAAATTAGTGGAGTAATGGGTAATGAGTAGTATTATGAAGAGTCACTTCATTGGCCGACTAGGTGAGATCTCCGCTGAGAACCGCCAGCGTCGTGCTGCTGAAAAGATCAAGCTTAAAGAACTCGACCGTGCCGACGAGCGTATGGAGCGTCAGTATCAGGTTGAAGATGGTCGTATCAAAGACACCCGAGCGATTGAAGCCAGTCGTATTGAGACTAATTACGATCGTGAAGACGCCCGCTTTGATGCGGAGATGTCAGCAAAAGTATCAGAGCGATTAGCTAATGCTAGAGACGCTAAGGATATGCTAGCGTATGAGTATGAGATGAAGCAGAAGGGTAAGCCAGACTTTAGTCGTCTCCTACCTGAGCTTACCATACCCGGTGAGGCACTAGGCGATACCACTAAGGGTATTCCCCAGACTCCTGAGTTACTCGGGCAGACTTATACTGAGAAGGTAGCCGCAGGAGAGATCCCTAGGGAGTCGTATATCTCGAATAGGATTCTCTTAACTACAGGAAAGCCTGAGGATGCTGCAAAGGCCCTTGGGATGATGAGTAAAGAACTCATTGCTGTTGAGGACCGAGCCCTTAAACAGAAGGACCGAAAGACTGATGACGCAGTAACCGCAGGCACTATCGTCTTTGCAGATGATAGGGTTCCTGAGGATGCGTTCAAGGCTCTTGTTAAAGATGGTAACATTAACTTCCCAATTACAGGGGCAGGGAACAACAAACGTACAACAGCGACCCAGTACGCAGGTCAGTTTGCTGCCTTCACCAAGTACCTAGGTAACGAGACTCGCATCGAGAACTCAAATAAATCTAGCCTTCGTTCTGCTGAAGTAGCGGGACTAGGGTACCGGTACATTACTGCTAAGAACAATATATTGAATCCCCCATCTAGCTCATACTCCAGAGGTAATACTCAGAAGGAGGGTCTTGAAATGCTAATGCAAGTAGACAAAGACATTGAAGCTATCATCGGTAGGCCCTTTAACCCGTTCAGTAAAGAAGCTGGGGTATTCACACGAGGCGAAGCTCGTCAAGTGGTGAAGCTACAAAAGTCTGATCCTAAGTTTGCAGCACTGATTAGTGGGCTAACAGCAGACCCTAAAGAGAAACCTAAACCCGAGACCAAAGAGAAGCCTACAACTGAGGCAGTATCCCCAGAGGCAAAGGCAATCATAGATCGCTACAAAACTAACCGTACCCCAGAAACATGGGCTAAGGCTAAGGCTGAGTTACAAGCCCTATCTAACTAATAACATTAACGAATGGTATATAATGAATTACCTCGATTTACTTGGACCCGAACCAGAGTCTACACCTACTACGGATGCCGAGGCGCTACTAGGGCCTCAACCTGTATCACCCCTTGATGAGTTTGATGAGATAGAATCTGAACTAGGGACACCTGTAGAGGACAGCTTTGGGCTGTTCACACAAGGTGCTATTAGTATGATGGATACATTCACATCAGTGAATAGTGCTGTCGATACCGTTACTGCACCTATCACAGAGGCACTCTCTGATGTAAGTCAAGCTGTCGAAGATGAAGCTGGGGGTGCTCAAGCCACGTTTGGGTCTACTGCTATGGCAGTCGCCACAGAAGGCTTGAAGCTGGGTGGAAACGCAGGTGTCAAAGCACTTGCTGGTATGGTGGCTACGCCCACAGGAGTGGCTAGCCTGCTCTTTCAGGGCGATGCGGTGAAAGACGAAGCTCTCGGTGAAGATAGTAGTTGGAGCCGTAAATGGCAGGGCGTCATGGCAGATATTGCTGAGGATACTTCAACAGGTATCAAGGAAAGTTTCCAAGATATGTTCCCCTTCTTTGAGGAGAACGAAGGTGAGGATAACGTCACTGACTTCTTATCTATCATGGGTGCCGGTACTACCGTCGCGACTAAGGGGGCACTCCAACGTCAAGCTACTCGTAAGACTGCTATCCCAGACATCACTGATTCTAAGCTCAAGGCAAAAGAAGTGGGTAAGGAACTTATCAATACTGATGTAGACTTTGCGTTAGGCTCTTGGTTTGTACAGAGTCCCGATACTACGTTTGGTAGTCTATTCGCAGATGAAGAGGATAAGCTTCGCCCCGGTACCTACAAAGGGGTTGCCATACTAGATGACATACTACTAGGTACAGCACTTGGGGGAATGAAGTACACGGCTGGAGTGTTTGGTAAAGCAGATGTGCCTCAAACCGTAGGATACGCTTTCAGTGACGCTGTACTCCAGCCTGAGTTACAACGGAGTATGAAGGTTGCTGAGGACGGTATGACTTCTCTATCTGGAGTTAGTAAGTTTCGTACTAACTACGTTGATGAGTTTGAGATCCTCGATAAGATCTACCGCTTCGGTAATCGTGTCACCAATACAAAGATCTTTGGAGCTACTGATGTAGTGGAGCGGGCTCCTCATCAGGTATCCAAACGTCTACGTCCAATTATTCAGGGGTTCGTCAAGAGTCTTGTAGATGAGGACTATGCTCGGGGTATTAACTTCGAGACTGGATTCCTACAGACCACAGATGTGGCTACTCCTAAGCTGGCTTTCAGCACGGCGTTAGCTGAGGGTGCCACGGATAAAGAGATCGTAGAGCTACTAGCTGCTCGTAACGCCCTAGATAACTATCGTAACATTAAGCGTACCATGACAGAAGCTCAGGTCGGTATCTCTGAGGCTATTCAAACCGCAGGTCGTGAGGCTGCTGATAAGATTAAAGCAGCTCGTGTTGAGCTTAAAGATCCTAACATCAGCTCCCTACGTAAAGGGCAATTAGATTACCAGATCAAGCGCCAACGAAAGACTGCCCTATTCTACAAGCGTAATAAGGACGAGATCATACAGTTCTTTGACGGTACACTCACAGGCCCTAATGCCATCAGCAAGATTGATGATGATCTAGTAATGGATGGTGCTGTTGAGACAATGACTAAACTCAAAACCTCTATCATAAAGAAGGCACCGAAGAAACTCCGTGCTGAGATTGCTGATTCCCTAGACACTATGCTAGCTCAATCACAGCTACGTGCTACTATCAAGCAGACTGATGCAGAAGCTACGGAAGCTGCACTACTCGCTAAGCCTTGGGCTGGTCAGCTCACTGAGCAGATGTCTATTTACCATAACTTCATGTTAACACAACTGACGGATAGTGGTGGGATCTCCCCTGCCCTAGCTCAAACATGGCGTGAGGCTCACCCTAATTATCTTCCTGAGTTTAAGGTTGTTCCTAACTACGACCCTAAAACCCCTGTGGCAGGTGCATTATCTGGTGGTGTGGTTCCCTTCAAGAAACGTAAGATCAGTAGTAAAGAGAACAAGAGCTTCCTCCAAGTAGTGGCTCAGTACGCGTACTTCACAAGTGCTCAGGTCGTAACCAATGCCGTTAACCGTAATATATTTGATACTATCCACAACACCTTTGATGAAGGTGTATTCGGTATGTTCTTCGCGGGAGACAAGACAAAGATTACTAAGGCCATCGAGGACCTGACAAGCGGTAAGCGTAAGCATATCAAGGTTCACGAGATTCTACCTGAAGGTGTGTCTGAGGCTCAGGTGAAAGGACGTACAGTTACCCTCAAGTTTAATGGAGGTAGCTTAGACATCCCTATTCAAAACAAAGAAATATACGACATTCTATCCGGTGCCTCTATGCAGCGAGGAAACCCGAACTGGAGTGAGAGACGTGTAGACGATATTAGTATGGCATACCGTGTCCTTATTGTAGCCGCTCCTGACTTTGCCCTCAAGACATGGATGCAAGAGAGTATCGATAAGATGTTCTATAGTGACGTGAAGGGGGTTCGTAAGTTTGATATCCTTGGTCCGATGAAAGCACTCGCAGCTAAAGAGACCCAACCGAAACTATATGATGAGTTACATGCTAATGCCGGTTACGGTAATCAGGTGCCGTGGTTAGAGACCTCGAATGCCGTGGACCCAGAGAAGCTTATGTCAGATTTCATAAAGTCTATCCACGGAGAGAAGTCAGCTTGGACTAGAGGTACAGATATTGTATACGGTATGTTACAGCGGGCTGACTTTGCACCAAGGATTGCATACTATAACCAACTCCGTGCACAAGGTAGAAAACATGAAGAGTCTCTGACCTTAGCCCTAGAGCTAGGTGTACGCTTTCAGACCCGAGGCTCTAAGGCTACCGGTGTATCTAAGTGGGTGTATAAGATACCATTCGCACGTACTACCGTGAACTCTATTGACAGGTATGCTCGCCGTGTTAGGTTTGAAACTGATAGGGCTGCCTCAGCCGCAGCCACAATAGGATTTATGTCTTGGGTAACTGAGCGGGCTAACCCCGACCTCAAAGAGAGTGTTACTACTCAACGTATCCAACAGAACATCCCCATCTCGGATGATATAAGCCTAGCCCGTCCTCGCCCCTACGTAAGTCCAGAACGCCTCGCTGGTGTCCTGTATGACGGTGTGATACAGGTGGTAGATCAGATTATACAGGGCCAACTGAAAGCGGCCATCACAGCGTACAACCCAGATACCGCCGAAGCTATCTTTAAGGAGGAGGTAACTAGGGGAGGTATTATTAAGGAGTTTGTTGAATACGCTACAGGTCAATTACCCGGCCGTAAGATGCCAGTAGTTCAGACGCTAGTTGATGTATCAACTAATACCACTCAGAGTGGATTCCCTCTTGTCCCACAAGGCTTAGAGGATCTACCTGATCACCTACAGGCTAATGAATATACGAGTCCCTCTATTGCTCAGTTTGCACAAAGCGTATACAATACCACAGGTATCAGCTTCTCGCCTATCATCATGCAGCATGTGTTCGATAATGAAGTCCCTAATCTATTCCCAATCTTCCGTGCTGTAACCGATTATACAGCATCAACACTGGGCTTAGTTCCTGAGAAGCCTGCGATTACTTTTGAAGATTCTATGCTCACACAACGCTTTGTTAAACGTAGCCGTGATAACCGATCTGCGGAACAATACTATAATATCTACAGAGAGATCCGCCCGATCATAGATCAGATAGACGCTATGCAGCGCCACATCACTCCAACAGAAACTCATGTCCCACCGGCTGACGCTCTGGAAGTGTCTGAAGAATTAGCCCAGCTAGAGCAGGAGAGTGCACCATTCATTGAGGTTTACGAAACCATCGAACCATTCCGTGAGGAGATTAAACGACTTAGGAATCTCAAGAAGGCAATCATTATCGGGAAGGATGCTGACATATATACTACTGAGGAGCGGGATCTCCTTGGTGATGTAGGTAAGTTAGAGGCTATACAGACAATTGATAAGCAGCTCAATGGTGTATTTGATACTGTAATGGAACGTGTTGCTGGGCTAGAATATGGACCCTCTGTGATTCAAAACTTCGGTACGCCGTATAGCCCTATCACCAGAGTTATTACTAATATGATGAGCTCTAAACCCTTAGCCCGTCCAAGCAGGGAAGACCCTGACGGTGGTGTATCTACTCCCTATCTATACGACACTAATACTGGTGATGATAGTATACTAGATGTTCAAGGTGCAGACGCTGCGTTCTACGATGCTATTGGTTGGGCAGCACAGGAGACTGGTATTAGTGAATCAGCCTTACTATCTATCGCCCAACTAGACCCAGAACTCTCAGGCCCTATGGACCAGCTATTTGAGAAGTACGGGTCACTACACGATATAGACAAGTCTGACCTAAAGGAGACCTATGTCAAAGCCATCTTAATCGGGGAACACCTACGAGACCAGCATGATGAGTTCGTAAACATTGCGGGTGATCGACCTAATAAGGTAGAGACTCAACTGATGCACATGTTAGGTGCAGCCGATACTATTGAGGTGATTCGTGCTAATGAATCCTCGAAAGCAGGGCTTCCAGTTACTAACTTTATCGAGGGGGACATCCCAGAACAATACAAGTTCTTCTTTGAATCTGGTGAGGGTACAGCGTATAGCGTTCGTGACACACTAGAGCTGTTAACTACAGGGGTACTAGAGTTCTCTCGGACCCAACCTATGAGCTACCAATCCCAAGATACTTTATCTCAAGAGGAGATTGATATTATCGGGGGTGAGCGTACATCAGGACCAACTCGTACTCGTACTCCGGGAGCCCGCCCTGAGACGACACCATCACTGCTTGAGCTTATCAAAGAGGATGAGGGCTTTCGTACAGAGGCATACGATGATACCGGAGGTATTCGTACTGTTGGATATGGCTTCAACATGGATGACTCTACAGCTAGAGCCTCGTGGGAACGTGCAGGTATGACTAAAGACTTTGATGCAGTGCACAGTAATCAGGTATCCATTACCTTAGATGAAGCGGAGAGCTTACTACAGGTCTCTTATGACATCGCTATTGGTGATGCACAGGATCTTATTCCTACCTTTAATGAGTTAACCCCAGCTCGCCAAGAAGCCCTAACAAGTATGTCCTATCAGCTAGGTAAGACTAGGTTCTCTAAATTTACAGGACTACGAGAGGCAATCAACCAGCGTGACTTTGAGCGGGCAGCCTACGAGGTTATGGATAGCCAAGCCGGTAGACGTAAAGACGGGGGATCCGCTCGTATGCGTAGGAATGCGTATATGTTATCTACAGGTAGATACCTACCCGAGGACTATGAAGACAACCGATACGACATGAATAAACGCCCAACATATAACCAATGGAAACGAGAATATAATGACACGATACATAGTACAACTCTGGCATCACGTTAGAAAACTTCTAACTGAGCCTACCCCTATCTCCTTCAACGCCCCTAAACGTAACGTCACTAGGGTGGTTGTTCACTGTAGTGATAGTGACACACCTACCCATGATGACGTAGCTGTTATCCGAGCTTGGCATATTGCCCGTAGGTTTGCCGATGTCGGCTACCATTATTACATCCGTAAGGATGGTGTGCTTCAGACAGGACGACCTCTTACTAAAATCCCTGCTGCTCAGAAGAACTACAATACTAACTCTATTGCTATCTGTGTAGGTGGTAGTAAACACTTCACACCTCAGTCGCTACTTAAACTCAAGCAGCTCTGTCAGACTATCAATGAAGCCTATGACAATAAACTTACCTTCCATGGCCACATTGAATTTGATGCAGGTAAGACATGCCCTGTGTTTGATTACAAGGCTGTACTAGGTCTTGATGCTGATGGAAGGATGGTATAGATGTCTCTTCAGCTAGGTTCAGATAGATATCAACCTGTTGTACTAGGTCAGGTACGCCCTGTTAACAGCGCAATTACCTCGGTTATAACTATCACCCATCCGTTCACAGATTTTCTGACAGGTATGGTTATCTGTAACACGACTGATGGCGCCAAAACCTTTCAGATCTTTTATGATCCAGACGGGACAACGCATGATGAGACTACTGCGCTGTACTACACGACTAGTCTTGCTAGTCAATCAACCCTACACATAGAGTTTGAGTACCCGTTACCCTTAGCTACAGGGGGTAGCATTGCTGTGCAATCAAGTAATGATGCTTGTATTACATTCACAGTCTATGGCCTCAAGCGTATTAATTAACATATAAGGATTAACCAAATGGAACCCACTAACACACTACCAGTCGACTCGGAAACTATCCTAGAAGTATTCAACTTCTTACTTGGTATCCCCGTAATTGGGGACTACGTCCCAGTTATCCTAGCAGTTGTAACCGCTGCATCAGCACTAGCTGCTGTGCTACCTACCCCTAAGGCGGGGTCTTGGTTAGGACTAGCCTATACCGTATTGATTGACCTACCTGCCTTGAACGTCTTTAGAGCTAAGGACAAAGGTGAGTAGAGTCTATGACTTATGCCATAGTATTACTGGGGGTAGCATGTGCTACCCTCTTTCTTTTGTTAAGGGGAGAGTATCGGAAGAATGCTACCCTAGTGGCTAGGCTAGCTGCTAAAGAGACAACCATCCAAACATTGGAGGACCAGAATGAAGTCTTATCTAAAGCTGCTAAAGCTTACAATCCCGATTATGATATTAACAAGCTGTTCACTGGGGGATTCTGAACCCATAAAAAAATGCGGTATCCTATTACCCTACACGAAGCAGGAGGATACCGCATTGTTAACTGAGCTTGTCTTAATGCAAGCTAGAGGAGAGTACCCAGAGGCACGTAAACGTATGTTAGACTATCGTACTACCCGTCAAACGATTAGGGCATGCCGACCTTAGTAGATAGTATTGACGAGGTCTTGGACTCTATCCTTATTGACCTCAAGTACCTGATCGGCAGACAGCTCCCCGAGCTCCTTAAGGGTAGGAATACCATCAGTAGGAATCAGATTATACATCTCATCACTGAGTGCCTGCCTATGATGTACCACCACAGCCCCTAATGCGACTAATTGCCCCATGCTTACTGTCGCCTTAAGTGTATCTCCGAGTACGTAGTATTCATACAGACCTCGTAGGTACGCATGCGCCATAAAGTCTAGGTCAAAGACTGCTACAGGAGCATCAAGTTGATATTGCATCCTGAATTCTTGGATACGTGTTCTTAGTTCATTAAGTTTCATTGTTCAGTATCTCCTGCATTTGTGTTGCGATGTATCGGGTTTCTAACTGAGTGTCTGGTTTAGTACGTAAGGCAATAACTCTATCGAATGCCTCACGAGTACCACTCCAATACCACTCAGTGATCATAGACTGAGGTAGCAGCAGACGAGCTTGTTCAGGGCACACCCCCCAATCATCTACATACTCTTGGTATAGATCCGTTGTCATTAGAGAGTTAACCTCTTGTAGACGTTCACTCTCCTCAGGTACCTCAAGTAGCCCAAGACTACTGCCCTGCTTCTTATTCGCAACGCGACCTCTCCATCCCCCTAAAGCTTCCCACCCATCTGGTTCGACTAGCCCGCTATTCTCTTGTAGAGTAGTGGGCATTTTTTTGGGGTCATAGAGCTTAGGAGGATCAGATACATACCGACGACTAATCTCATTCCAGACAAGACCTACCTGATGCTTAGCTAGTTGTCGGGCTACAAATATAGGAGCCTTGATGTGAAAGGTACTAGCGGCGCTAACAACTGAAGCTCTGACAGAGACCTTAGTCTCAGGCCACTCACTCCGACCATGCACGAATTCAAAGGCGGACGTGGACGAAGGACAGTGGATATATAGGTAGTGTCGTAATGCCTCACATTCTAGCTTTTCAGATAGCCAGAGTAGTGCATACAAGCTACCTACAACCGTAACATCAAAGTCTCCTAGGCTAGTAGGTTTACATTTAATAGAAAGACCACTCATCAGAAGCTTGTCGTTAATCACCCCCATTAGATCTTCCTGTGTTACGTGAGTCAGGAAGAATTTTGCATGGGGGTGAGCAAATGGGGTCCAGTGTCCGTGCTTCATTAGGTAGGTAATGAGGCGTGTGTCACCATCGGGGTCAAAGCTATCATGACGCTTCCCGAAAGACACACGCGCTGCATTAACAACTAACAAATCACTAAGAGTATTAGGTACGTTAGTTACTGTTAGCATATTATTGGTCTGCTCTTTCTAATATTCGTTTAATATATTGAGTAATACGATGGATGTCCCGCTTACACAGAGCTTGGCCTAAGGTCGTGAAAGACTCTTGGTCTCTGAGTAAGCGGAGATCCTGTACCTGCTGAGTGATAGACGGGACATTATCCATTAGGCCAGCTTTCCATGCTTGTAGGGGCGGGTCTGGTTGTAGGCTAGTTTCTTCGTAAGAGCCTCACCAAGAGGCAAGTGGTATCTACCTGCATAATCCAAGATACGAATGATAGCATCAGCCAGTTCAACTACCTCACCCTTCATATCTGGGATCTTATCGTCCATGCTGTCCTTACGGATAGCCTCTGTAGCCTCAGAGACCTCAGAATGAATAAGGGCCATCTTCGAGATTTTCACATCTGTGATGTACTTGAGGGCCAGCTTAGGATCATGAGAGTTGAGGATAATTTCGGTCTGATCCGCCTCATCCCAAAAGCCTTTACTTGCAGCAACTGTGTGTAGATGTCTGGCTACACAATCAATATCCTGCCACAACTCACTAGTTACCTGCTCTGCTGAAACGGTCATTGGGTTGTAATCTTCTTTTTCTTTTCGTACGTGTTCACTAATGGACATTAACTTCTCCTTGGTTTTTTAAAGATTGTAACTCAAACACTACAGCAGCATCTACTGCTGCCAGAGTCTCAACAAGTTTCGTGCGGGGACACTCTCGCACACATACCTCGATATACTGCTGCGGTGCCGTCTCAATAATCAGAGACCACTTTCCGTGAGGTAAGCGTGTAGCACTAACGACAGGATGCCGTTGGTTTACGTACCCAACAAACTCAGCTAACTGTATCGCCACAGGCTTTACTCCCTAATGTTGCATAACCAGCGATGTCATCCCAATGGTCGTGAAAGTCTACACTCCCAGCGGCAATACGGGCTACCTTATGTAGGATCATAGATATTGCTTCAAGGTGTCGTTCATCAGCTTCCTTATCCAGTAAGTGAGGGAGGACAATTCTCTTTAGTTCTTGGGCAATAACAGCTTGTAGATCGAAGGAGCCATGTGTTCTCCCTCGTTCGATTAGTATCTGTTCAATCGTCTGCATATCAGGTTCCATTTCTAATAATTCGTTGTTTATCGAGGATGAGAATTGGCAGTAAATTTGTTTCCACTCATCATAGGTTCTATTTAGGTTCATTAAAAGTTACCTTTCGTAAATATTCGACTGTAGTACCCGTGTCAAAGTAGAGAGGTAGGGCCCAAAGTAATTCACGCAGCTTGTCGGTAGCACTGACGACTTCTTCAGGGGGTTTGTAGCCCCACCGAGATGGTCCTTCGGATACCTCAAGCAGACCCGCCTCAGTCAACTCTTCAACAGCGGTAGCTACACTATCATGGGCAAAGGAGGGGTAAACATATCCTGCATCCATGTTACGCTTGTAGAGGGGGGGCATTGATAATCCTCTGTCGGCTCCGAACCTAATGAAGTTCAGAATAATGTAACGCTTAGCGGACCTTAGGCTAGCACTACCTGTATCACAGTCGGCTTCACGTAGCAGTGCTATAAGTGCATACTTGATTAACCCCCCTGCCTCGCTTGACGCAGGCTTGAGTGTAAAACTAAACTCCTTTTGGATTGGACGACTCACTGTACCTACTCCTCATCTGGTTAATATTAATAAACTCTGGTTCGTATTCACCATTGGCTACATCGTGCATGTACACGACACCTCTCCACCACATGTCATTTGCAGGACCAGCGTATTCTTCACGTTGATCTGAATCAAGGAAACAACCACACACTAGACCTAGAATTCGACGACCATCTGGGGTAGTACGATCTGCAAAGTCTCGGGTATGTACATGCCCTTGTACACAGGATACATGCTGCTTCGTAATCAGGCTATATGCTGCATGCTCACCTCCGATAGGGCGATTCATGACCCCTGACGTAAAGTAATGTTGGAAGACAACACCCCCAATAGTTACTGGATGTAGGAAGTCATACACCGTCCACCCAAACTTCTTATAGCCTAGGTCATCAACAGAGATAGTCCCATCTAATTCGGGATGGAGGTTCTGTGCTCGGTTGATACGGTTCTCGTGATTACCTAGAGTCATTACCAACTTAGGTTTATACCGCTTCCGGTGGTCGTCTTTCTGTTTTTTGTTGTAGGCTTTAAGGGGAGCAAACATCCGTTCTTGAGCGTCAAGAGCAGACTCGATGTCCTTGATATATCGACGACCCTCAAAAGCTTTAGTTCCCTTGTCATAGCTACATAGGCTTTCCATGTCAGCAAAGTCACCGATAGATACAATAACATCAGGTTGTCGATCCATTATGAGCTTACCTAGCAGGTCAAACCTAGTGTTATTATGGGTCGGACTTGCATGTGCATCTGGTATTAGTAAAATGTCCATCAGGTTTTCTTCTCCTTGATCCAAGCTGTTGGCACTTCACCTTCAGCCCATTGGATCTTTTGTTTGTCGCACCACATTGCGTAGGTAGTCTTACTACCCCTGTAGATTCTGACGTTAGCATTTTGAAACAGCATACGGATGTCCCGCTTAGGGTTATCTGCAATAACAAACATCATCTTCTTACGGTCAGCTAGGGTGAACTGGCCTTTACACTCGATTAAGAGACCGTTAGGTAACTCAAAGTCTGGTGTATAGGTGCCCACCCTAGCTGGTACTACATACTTTAGTTTAGTTTTTTCATAGTTAAACCTCACCCCTAGTGTATGTAATGCTTTGGCGACCCGTGCTTCAAAACGTGAACGGTATTGTCCAGTTCGGATACCACGCATGAGGTATTACCCGTTTACTTCGACGGGCTCTTCAGATGATGGGGCATCTATAAGAGTAACTGGCGCGGGCTTATGGATTTTGATACCCTCATACAACTCTACGAGCTGGTCATAAGGTAGGTAGAAGATTACATTTCCCATAGTGTTTAGGTCTAGTGCCATCAGGCGTACACCCTCTTCGCTATAGGTAGCGTATACCTTCTCGTTAGCTGTTTCTTTTAGTGTATGTGTTCCATTATATTCTCCATGTGTTAGATTATTACCAGATACAGTTACCCTTTGAGTACTCTGTAGCTCGGGCTTCAAAAAAGTTAGCATGCTCTACACCATTGACCATCTCATCGAACCATGTTAGGGGATTCTTCGAGACACCATAGTTAGGCTTGAGCCCTAGTTGTAGTAAACGTCTATCCGCAATGTAGTGTACATAACCTTTGACGTCTTCGGGGGTAAGTCCTTCCACACTGCCTTGCTCAAACGCCAGATCAATGAAAGCTTCCTCCAACGTGACCATGTTGCGGCATATATCATAGAGCTCCTTTTTAAAATCATCAGTCCATATCTCCGGGTGCTCGTTGATGTACGTCTCAAACAGCTTAATCATACTGCTTACATGCAGGCTCTCATCACGGATAGACCATGTGACAATCTGTCCCATGCCCTTCATTTTACCATGACGAGGGAAGTTAAGAAGGATGGCAAAGCTGCTAAATAACTGTAGACCCTCAGTAAATGCTGAGTATACAGCTAGAGCCTTAGCGATACCTCTTGGTGAGGTGTCATCTCCATACCCACTGAGGTACTCATGCTTAGCCGCCATAGCCTCGTAGTTTGTAAAGGCTTGGTACTCAGTCTCCGGCATCCCAATAGTGTCTAGCAAGAGACTATAGGCATCAATATGTACCGCCTCCATACTGGCAAAGCTACTCATCATCATAGCTAATTCAGGTTTGTGCCCAAACAAGGGGATGTAAGTGTGTAGATACCCTTGGGCTACGGCGATATCTCCTTGAGTAAAGAACCGAAAGATTTGAGTCAGCAGATTCTTTTCAGAAGCATTAAGTCGTAGGTTCCAATCGGATATATCCTCACGCAGAGGTACCTCATCAGGTAGCCAATGCATCCGCTGCTGTTCCTTATAAGCTTCATAGGCCCAAGGATACTCGAACGGCTTATATATTGTTCTAGGCTGTCGTAGATCAGGCATAATTAACTTTCACAGGCTAAGCAGCCATTATCATCAGTAACGGCTAGGTGTTTACGGGCTACTTGGACACTTACATTCTCGACACGAGATGCCGCAGTAGAGCGAAGGTAGTATAGTGTCTTGACCTTCTTCTTCCAAGCTTGGATATGTACCTGTTCAATGTGTTGCATTGGCATACCCACTTGGCCAGCCACCTCTGTAGGTACAAAGAATAGATTTAGACTTTGAGCCTGACAGATAAACTCTTGGCGTTGAGCTGCATGTTCAACTAACCATTGTTGGTCAATCTCACTAGCTGTCTTGAATATCTCTTTGTACTGGGCATCAAGGAAGCTAAGATGCTGAACACTACCACCGTGCTGACGGATAGACTTCCAGATCTCCTCCATATCTAGGTGGGTATTGGATTCTTCTTGGTCAAGTACCTTCTGAAGACGCGGGTTGTTCATGATAAATGAGCCTGATAATGTCTTCTGGGTAAAAGAGTTAGTATTCCATGGTTCAATTCCGGGGCTAGTACCTGCAAGTAAACTACTCGTAGCATTAGGAGCTACGGCAATTAGATGTGCATTACGCATACCACTACCTGCCATGTCTGGAGCCTCACCCCGCTCAATTGCTAGGCGTTTACTCTCAGCAATAGCCCGCTCTTGGATAGTCTTGAATACCTTACGGTTGAGGGATATAGCTAGCGCAGTCTCCACAGGAATGTTATTACGCTGTAGTAGACTATGAAAGCCCATAGCACCTAGACCTAAACTACGCTCTTGTTGTGCAGAATATACAGCCTTAGCTAGTGGTGCGGGTGCGTTCTCAACAAACCATGTAATCACATTGTCTAAGAATCGAACGACATCCTCAACAATCTGAGTATCCTTCCACTCTTCCCATCGTTCCAAGTTCAAGCTAGACAGGCAGCATACGAAGGTACGATCCTTGTTAGTAGGTAATGTAATCTCGGAGCAGAGATTTGATTGGTACACATGTAGTCCACGATCCTTGAGAGGTTGTGGTAGTGCAGCGTTTACGGTGTCCCCGAACATGATGTAGGGTTCACCTGTCTCTACACGAGTAGTCAATAGGCTACGCCATAGGACAGTTGCGTTTACCTGCTTTATTACCTGCTTGCTATGGGGATCAATAAGATTCCACATAGGATCAGAGTCTTCCCCAGTGACCTTACGCATAAACGCATCGGTAATTACTACAGCGTTGTTAAGGTTGAGGGACTTACGGTTATGATCACCTCCAGTAGGGCGGCGAATATTAATAAACTCCTCAATTTCAGGGTGTGACATATCCATATATGCAGCGTAACTACCTCGGCGTGTACCACCTTGGGAGTAGGCTAGCATCTGGCTATCTACAATCTTGATGAAGGGAATACTACCGGTTGATTGGCTGCCTTTGCTGGTAGCCTGACCATCACTTCGGAGATGACCCCAGTAGCCACCAATACCACCCCCCATAGAGGATAGCCAACCATTCTCTTGGAAGTGGGCATCGAGACCCTCACGACTATCGGCAACATACCCACCAAAGCAGGCAATAGGCATACCTCGCTCAGTCCCACCGTTACTTAGGATAGGGGTACTGAACATAAACCATTGTTGGCTCACGTAATCATAGATACGTTGAGCATGTTCTTGGTCATCCGCAAAGGCTGAGGCAGCCCTAGCAAAACCATCTTGAGGAGAGCCCTCATGAGGCAGGAGATACCGGTCGTTGAGGGTAACAAGTGCTACTTCACTGAGTAGTGCGTCCCTCGAATAATCAATATTAATATTATACATTTGTGTTTCCTGTTGTGTTAACTAAATCAGTGTACCACACCCATGGTTTGTTAGCTGCCTTACTCGTTACGCTAGGACGGTGTATAGCGGTAGGGTGGCATTTGTTTTTATGGGAACAAAACTGACAGGACTTGCCAATAATTTTGTTGCCTGTTTCTTTACGGTAGTACGACTCATTCTCGATCCCAGTACAGGCAGGGACCGCAACCTTACCATCAATAAGATCAACTGCATAGTTAAATTTATCAAGGTACTTCATGTGACTTCGAAGAGTGTTAAGACATGCCCCATCTACTAGCTTGTACTCACCAGTCACCTTGTTAATCGCAAGCCACCCCCCGAATGGGGTGTCATCAGCTAGCGCATAGGCTACGGCCTGACCCCCATACCCAAAAGAATCCTCAGCTAACAGGGTATCAGCGTTAATAAACTTATTCTGGTAAGACCAATCGGAAGCTGTCTTAAAATCATAGTGTTTACCGTTGATCTTAACATCGTACTCACCCTTGAGGGTGTAGTCTCGTAGCTCTAATGTTACTTTCTCGTTGGCTTGTTCAATCTCTACACCCGCAGCTTTAAGTAGCGTGATAAACATCTTCTCAATAAAGTGTCCATAGGTCATCTTCACCCACACAGATGGGGTTAGCTTCTCCCTACCATGCTGGCTGTCTAACCATAGACCACGAGGATTTCTACCAATGTTGGACATGCGGAGACGAAACTCTTGTGGGCCATCTGTCAGTGCGTTCTTGAGTACCTGCCGACACTCACTAGCAAACTCATCGAGTAGCTCGTCAGGCACTTCCTTAACGTCACCATTGATAGCATTAGAGATGTAGGCTGTTAGTCGTTCTGTAATTAATTCCATATCTTGTGCGTCTCCAGTGTGCAGGAGGGAGAGTTTCCCCTCCCCCCTCTAAAATTAGTTGAGCTCGTTAATAGTTACGTCTTGGTACCCAGCGTCGAGATACACACCATCAGCTCGGTTACGACTTGCCTTAGCTGTATCATGCTTAGATAATACCTTAGTACGATCGTCAATCACATAGTTAGCCACCTCCTGAATCGCTGGCATATACGAGGCAGGCGATACAATCTCACCCATGATAGGCTCGACAATTAGATTCAGATATGTAGCACTAGCTTCCTGCTGCTGCTGCTTGGTCAGCAAAGGATCCTTCTTAGGGGACACCGCACTAAGCTTATACTTACGTTCAGTGATGTTTGAGTTAATCACCTTACGGTTTGTAGCATCAGTCCAGCGAGCCATCTTACCCCCAGATAGACGTAGTACACATAGAGCTGGTTCAGCTCCTGCAAACTCTGCCATACCGAAGACATACAAAAAGAGACGACCAAGTTCCTTGTTGGCCTTAGCTTCATCAGGAGATAGTACCTTAGCGTCACGTCCAAACAGACGGCCACAACCTATACCACCTAGGGTGTCTAGCTGTTCAGCACCCCAGTCGCTAAAGAACACAGTCTCAGCCTCTACACGATAGTTAACATCTGCATCACCTCGGCGTAGTACCTTCATGTATGATGCTAGAGGTTGGAAGGTAACCTCCAGACCGGATAACTCCTCACCAATGTGGAATGAACCACGTGGTAGAGCCTGTTCGTATTGTTGTTCAATACCTAACACAGGGAAGAAAGAACCCTGTCCTGTGTTGGATACCCCAATGTCACCCTTGAGTGCAGAATCCACAATGGCTTGTGCCTCGGGGCTTAGTGTTGTAAGTTCGGTGCTTGTCATAATGTAATAGTCTCCATAGTTAAAAAAGGATTATTAATATACCACATCTAGTATCAAATGTCAAGATCTTTTTGTGGCTCAGTTACGTATAGTATGTCATTAGCGGCTCGAAGCAGGTCCTCTTTTTGAAACGAATAGATCTTCGTCTGAGGATTAATGCCTAGTGCATACTGACAAAAGATACGCATGATTCGTTGTTCGTGTTCTTCGGCTTGCATTGAATTAAACTTTCTCTTGGTCTAGCCAGTTAGGTCCGATTGTTAGATCGAAGGATAGAGGTACGTTAACATCAATACCAAAGCGGTCTTTGGCATGCTGGTAGATATTCCCGAAGGCATACTTGTAAGCGTCAACCACAAGCTCCTGCTCATCTGGGTGCATATCTGTAGCAGCACTATCATGAACCTGTAAGATAAGACGACTCTTCGCGTTGTGTTTACGTAAGTACCTATAGATATCTATGAGTACCAAGAGCACCATATCCCCTGTAGCAAATCCTTGTACAGGATAGTTCTTGATCTGTGTGTGCCCTGATACTAACTGAGTACCATCCTGCTTCTGGAATCGTTGACACGTAGGGAAGGCATAGATACGCCCTGACGGGGTACGTATCTCCAAAGTATTGACTGCCTCCTCCATTAGTTTTGTATGCCAGAGCTCAATACCCGGGAATAGTTTGTAGAACTGCTTAGTCCACGCAGTCTGTTTACCGTATAGAGGACCAAAGGTTTCAGCCTTAGCCTCCTGTCGGGTCATTGTAGGTAACACCACATCAGGTTGGTACTCCAATTCCCCATGGTAGAACTGCATAGTCAGGGTGTGGATGTCCAACCCCTCCGTTACAGCCTTGATCGCTGCTGGGCATTGAGCCAGTAGAGCTGCTACACGAAACTCTAGTTGTCCAAAGTCAGCATCTACCAGCATACCCCCTGTGTCAGCCCATCGAGATATAAAGACTCGACGAATGAGGAAGCTGGCATCCCGCTTAGGTTGGTTCTGCATGTTAGGCTTACTACTTGATAGCCTACCTGTTGCTGTTACACACTGGTTAAAGTTAGTGTGCAGAATACCATCGTGACTGTACTTACGAATGCCTGCAAGGAATGTGTCCACCCATGTGTTGAGTTTGTTGTATCGATTGAGCCGAACCATAAAGGCTTTAGCTTCATCAGTTACTCGCACATCCTCAGCATAGGTTTCGATAATATCCTTATTACTAGCAAAACCATTAGCAGTGGCGTGTAGATTCTTAGGCTTGAGCTTTAATCCCGCAGTCTCACCGGTGTAGATATAGTTTATTCCTACCCCTGAGCACACAGGACACTTGTTCTTGTTCTTGTATAGGCTACCATCCTTACGGATCTTTTGGATGAGCCCAGTGCCCTTGCAGGTCTGACACTTCTCAGCCTTGGTACGCTGTACTACAGGCATATCATTTACAATACGAGCAAAGCGGGCGGGACCAAAGATCTGTAGGCGTTTCTTCTTCTTGACGTGACCTCGTTGTTCCTCCCCAATGTTAAAGGTCACAGCCCAAGCCTTCTTGTTAGCTACCTTACGGGAATACAAGATACAGGTCAGATCATCAGGAGAGGTTAGGCTATACGGCTTATCCCCCATCAGGTCTCGGACTTGGTGCTGTAGTTCCTGACGTAGCTGGTCTCGCTCTGCTGCTAGTGTACCACTCAGTTCGTCTAGCAAGTCCATATCAATAGGCGCACCTGCTGTTGTCATCTCAATGATCACGGGTAGAAAGTCATTCATCAAGTCTACCGCAGTCATCATGTAAGCTGTCTTACCTGTGGTATCATTGTTTAGTTGCTCTTGTTGGTGCAAGTATAGCTTAGCAGTAATGTCTACGTCTTGACGACCATAAGTCTCCAGATCAGCTATAGGCATGTTGTGTGTATTATACCCCTGCTTAAAGTACTCAGTCATGATATCAAGTTTGCCCTCCTCGGATAGACCATGACGTGTGACACAAGCATCGAGAGAGAATCCTAACTTACGACCTCGGGCCATGACATACTCAAAGAACATTGTGTCGTATAATACTACGTCTGCTGATGGTTGTAAGCCACACTCTTGTAACCACATCACATCATGCTTGAGGTTGTGCCCAATCAGGACGGTAGCCTTATCTAGCCACCCCTGAATATCGTCACGTGCTTGGAATATGTTAGTCTCAATTTCAACATGATTCACAAAATAGTACGCTGACTCCCCTGTGTCTACGTCCTGAAACCCCACAGATACCAGCAGGTTGTCTGGATGGAATGGTGTGATATCGGAGTCTTTAGGTGAGTCCTCCCAAGGGTAACTAACGCTGTTTTCAATATCGACTACTACTCGCATGGACTATTGGTTCCTATTCATAAAGTCTACAAGGTCTAAGACATTACCTGCATCATCGTACTCTTGATCCATCAACTCAATCATATCCGCTTCTCCGAACCCACGATCCATAGGGAGGGTGTCGTCTAGCTCTACATGGATCTCTACCTCAGGGTCTAACCGGGTGTTCTCGGTAGCGGCTTCGATCTGAGCCTTAGTCATTACACCATACTCTCTGATGTCCATTTGTACAGTGTATAGAAGATGCAAGATCTCTTCGACACTACCTCCGGATAGACGTAGAGGATCGGGGTCGAGTACCATAAGAATCTCATTAGTATTCTCATCTACTCCTACTTCGTATACCCCGAATAGAGATTCATTAGCACGTTCCCACATTACCAACTGATAACGCCATTTCATTTCTGTCATTGTTATTACTCCCATAATTTTAATGTTTCATCCGCGATAGCTTGTGATCTAAGATATAGGTCACAGCCTCATGCGGTCCTTTTAATTTGTTCTTAGCGAAGTTGAGGTACCGGAATCCTGTATCCTCTTGGCCTTCAACTTTTGCATTAGCACCCAGACAGAACACGAAGTCCCCCATCGCTGCCTTGTTTGTCTTGCTACCGTAGAGTTCGTTGTACCCGAAGTATCGCTTACCCTCGGCGGCTGCACCTGCTTGGGTGACACCGATGATAGACACAGCATACTTATTGGCTAACTTACGTACCGTTGAGTATAGTTTACCTAGGGCTACATGATCATCATTAGCAGACTGGCCATCTACTCCGACATTATCAATCTGGTCAATGATGAGAATGTCTACCTCACCCTTGTGTGTCAGTAGATAAGTTTCAATGTCACTCACATCCCAGTCAGCTGTAGTCTCATCTTTAAGTAAGCTGATGTTACCCCCGTTACAGTTTGCAATCAACTCTCTATACTCCGAGAGATGATCTTGAGCTTCGGAGGAGGGTACTCCTAGCAGTGAGGAGATCAGTCGGCGGGCGACCATTGTATATGTCTCCTCGTTCCGGCAGATATGTACCTTAGCACCTTGGTGTACCCACCCCCCAGTGTTACATAGTAAGCTGATCCAGAAGCCTGTCTTACCAATTTCTGGGCGGGCAGCAATGATACCAAACCCCACCTTAGGTAGGCCATCTGTTGCCTCCTGTAGTCGTGGTAGATTGAACGCCCATCTATCCTCGGACGTACCATCCTCTACCTCTAGTAGATCTTCTAGTGTTACGGCGGCATACTCTTGTCCCTGTGAGAAGTCTCGTTGAGCCTGCTCTACTAGGTCAGAGATCTTACCCCAATCACTCGACTGATTCTCGGAGATATAACAAGCCTGTTCCATAATCTGCCGACACAGCTCTTCCTTCCATGCAGCATCTACTACAGCAGATACTACTTCAGGATTGTAGGATACCTCGACATCCTCAAGGGCCTCAATCATATCTCGTACTACAGTCTTAGCTGCACCAGAGATGACAGGGTTGAGGGCAAAGTGCAGAGCCTGAAGTTCGTCCAGAGATAGGTCTCCCTCATACTGGGCATGGGCCTCTCGTACTGTACGGAAGAGACCTCTAAGTTCATCAGGGAATAGAGTCTCGCTGATTCGATGGTGGTAGCTCTCCCATACAGATTTCTGTAGTAGGGCCTTCAGTAGTTTACGTAGCATAAGTTTCTCATTTCTATTATGTTAATTGTAATTCGTTCACCTATCAATCTCAGCCGCGACATCTTCCCGTGTTATGCTACTCTTATGGGATAGGTTTCCATAAACAAATGAAATGCGCTGTTCTCT